GCATTCTTGCCAATAGCAAGTCACCCACACTGATGACACCCTCATAAGCTTTGATACTTCCGTTGTAAGCAGAGTAGACACCTTGGGTATTTTCGTCAGCTCTCACTAACTCCCAGCCTTCTCTGAGTCTGGCATTGATATTTTTAGTATCATCTGCCCCATTTACACGAAGACGAAGCCATCGTTGCTTATATCCATCAGGACATGGTGGTGCGTCTAACTGAGACGGTGGCGACCAAGGTTTTCTACGTTCCTCAGTTGCCCTTGTTTGTGCACTTCTTGGTGTTTTTTTATCTGTCATGTGTACCTCCTAAACGTACTTAGCATACTCACTTAGAGGAACTCCAAGCTTGTTTGCTATTTTTACCTGACTAGGTGTCAACCTAACAGATTTGCGCCCACTGGTTGCAGACCTTGATGCAGAAGCGACTGGTTGGGCGATTTTAGTGCTTCTGGTAGCCTGATCCTCATCCTTAAAGGACTCTGGAAACTTGTTTTTAACTCTAACAGTTAATTCATTATAGTAATCATCTGATTCTGTGTCAAATCCTTCCGCCACTAAACCACGATGTATACGTTGAGCATAATCTGTCATTTCTTCATCTTGTCTAAACCAAGTATTCTTAGCAGCCCAATCAATCGCTTTTTGTGATGGCTGTGGTCTAGGTTGATTTTGTAAAGTTTGTTGTTCTTGTTGCAACTCCTTCTCAAAATCCTCATACTCACGCTCTTTTTTATTTTTTGTTACTCTAATTCTTTCTGCTTCAAGATCTAATTTAGTTAAAGCCTGTCTTGCTTCTTCTTCTTTTGCATAATCTCCTGCTTCTCTAGCTCTGATAAGATTTTCTTTAGCTAAATCTGCAGCCATCTTATTACGCACTTCACTCTCAGACATATATCCTTTGTCGATGTCAAAAGTTTTTTTCTTAGCATCAGCTAATTCTTTTTGTACGTTTTGTGCGAATTGAAGAGCAGCTTCTTTTTCTCTTTCAGCTTCTCTAATTTTGTATGTTAGTTTGTCTATTCTTTTTTTGACTTTATCAGAATATTGATCCATTTCCTCAGATTGCTTTTCTTCGGCAACCTCTACTTTAGGAGCTAATGGCTCAACCTCTTCTGTTTTTACGTCTTCATATTTATCTGGTTTAACTGTGCCGTGTGACTTATCTTCTAGCTCGACTTCTGCGCCTTCGCCTGATGTATCTAGGTCTACTAGCTTATCGTCTTTTGCAGTTTTAAGTTCTGTTTGCATGGTTCCTCCATGTTATAGTATTGTTAATATATCTGCTGGGTCATCAACTGTGCCAAGTATCTCGTCATCATTTAATAACCTAACCTCTCCTCCATCTATTCTGATTCTAGAACCAGCGTATCTGCCAAACACGACCCAATCACCTTGTTTACACCAAGGTCCATTAGGAAACTTTTCTTTATCTTGATATGCATCGTCACCAACAGCTAATACCATAGCAACAGTTGCAGTCAATTGTGACTCTTCCATAGTTTTGTCAGTCAACAAAATACCACCCTTAGTTTTATCTTTAGCTTTAAAAGGTAATACTAAAATACGCCAACCGACAGGTTTTGGAAGTTTTTCTAATTCTTTTTTATCTGGCTTTGCAGCCTCTTTGGGATTATCAAATTTTTTCTTTATATGATCTGGTACATATAATGTTTTAGTCATCTAGTTTCTCCTGTTTATCCAGCAGGCGAGAAATTTCCTGTTGGCATATGTCAAGCATATGTAGTTTACCAAGAATATACTTATATTCTTCAAAGTTTTCAACCCCCTGCGATAAAGATTCTGTAAGGTTTTGTTTTAAAGTCTTAAGTTCTTTTTTTAAATTATAGATAACAAAAGCATCACTCATATTAGTGTGTTAACTCCTGGTATTTGTTTTTCGTATTGTTGATTTTCTTCATCTTTACTGCAATACCATGTTTGTTCAAAGCCTTTGTTTACTCCATATGATTTGTGCCCACACGCACCTAGTCCTTCTTTAACTGCAAGTTCAACTGATTTTAAATTGTAATCATCTCCAAACATTACGCCGTTTGGTTTAAGCTTTGGCCACCAATTAACAATATCATCTTTGACCGGATCATACTCATGTGCACCGTCTACCATAATAAAATCAACTGTTGCCTCTTCAAATCTCTCTAGTATCTTAGGATCATCTGATCTACCTTGTATAGGTAAGACCATATCTCTACCTATAAAAAATCTTAAATTATCTCTAAACATGCTACTAAAGTCTTTAGGTAATTTTATATTTGCGTGTTCTGATGATCCTTCAAAAGTATCGATACAATAAACTTGTACATCATATTTGTTAGCATTAAATAAAGATGTTGCTAGGTAATGTGTTGATCTACCAAGAAAAGATCCTATTTCTATTATCTTTCCATTTGGTTCTATTCGATCAACAATTACATCATATGTTTCTGAATAATTAAACCAACCTGGTATGTTAAAGTACGTATGTTTCATAGTTAAGTCCTTTTTTCTTTGTCTTAACTATTTGTATATTTTTAGGTGGGATTTTCAACCCTTGTGATAGTGGCCCTTTTTTAGGAGGGACTGTCTTCGTTAGTTTCTTCATCTTCACACCCTACGCATCCACACCAAACACAGGATTCTCCACAGTGACACTCACAATCACATTTTGCACAATCTTGATGTATCATAAAAACCCTAGAGCTTTAGCTATAGCCATTTCAATACTTAATAACATAGTAAACCCTACTACTGTACATATGATAGCTGTCGGTAAGAACAAGTAATCTTTAAAAGTTCTTTTTCTAGTGCAACAACTCATTATTTCTTTTTTGTAATCAGTCCCATTGCGCCTTTTGCACCCTTGATGCCAAAGCTCGCACTGCAGGCGATGTATAAGAGATGCTTATAATAATCAGGAAGTGAATGTAAGGCTTCAAAACCCGCTTTTATATGTGGAGTCCATCCGGGTATAAAGACTGCCACCGCCGGAACCAACAGGCATATTAAAATTAGCTCGTCTTTCCAGCTCCCTTTCATTTGATCAACTGCAGTAGCCTCCCACGAAATTTTTCCGGCTATCTGCTGCTCTTTCAAAGACTTTTGTGCCTTAATTTCAGTTAATGCTAAGTCTGCTTTTGCTTTTTTTGTCTCAACAAAGCCTTTTACCGCATCAGTGACCATATTTGCGATGGGGCCTACTAAAAAATTCATCATTTTTTCTTTACTCCCTTAATTTTACCTTTGTTTATGCTTGCGTAGAACACTTTTGCACCTTCTTTCTTGCCATATGTCTTTGCCATGGCTTTTTTTATCTTTTTACCCTTCTTGTTTAGGGGCATTTGACCTCTCTCTGGCTACATCTGCACGTAAATCTGCAATATCATAGCTTTGTTGTATTTTTTTGTCGTCTAATTCTTGTTTATACTCAAATTGATCTTGTTTTAGGTCCTGATTTTGTGTTTTTAGAGCATTATTCATCTCCATTTCAGACTGTCTAAGCTGTAATTCTTGTTGTTTTAGTAGAACTAATGGGTCAACTTGCATATCTTCCATGGCATCATTGCCTTCGGCTACCATAGTTTCTGTAATTTTTATAATTTCTTGATTAATTAAATTATCTCTTTGCATTTGTAGCTTAGCTACCTCTTCTGGTGGCACCTGTTCACCAAATTGTGCTCTTAATTTTTCTGCCTCTTCAACTAATGCTTTGTCAACTGTTTGTGTTGCCAGTAAAGACACGTGCATATTAATGTGAGATATCAACGACATAACAATCATAGGATTATTTGCAATCATTTTAGAACTCATAAAAGTTCTGTGTGATTTAATGTGTTGTTCATGGTTTTGTTGTGGAAAAGCTTGTAATGGTCTGCCCATAATTACAACACTATGTTCCATAGCTGGGTCCATAGGTTGTGGTGGTTGAGGCACAGGTAATATTTTATCTACATCTTTTACACCTAAAGCTGTGTACATTCTTCTGTATGCTTCATACATGTTGTGCATTTGTGGATTTGTTTGTGCAAGTTGTAGTTGATTTTGTGCAAGAGTCACACGTTGTGACATAGAGAAAATATTTGGATCTGAAACAGGTAAGATATCTATATTGTCATCAAAATCTAACTGCTTTATTTCCCTTGGTCCACCAGCAACATTGTATGGATAAACTGGTGGTAAAACCATTTTGAAAATCTTAGCTAATAATTCAAATTCTTTTTTCTGTGCGTAATGTAATCTTTTATGTATAGCCGACATGACTTTTGTGCCACGTTCCATAAGTGCCATGGTTGTTCCGACAGGTGTTTGTGATTTACCTATTTCAGATAGTTGCATATCTGCAACTGCAGCAAACTGTTTACCTGCCTCTACACAAAAGCTTAAAAGTTGTAATAAGATGCCATCGGGTCCTTTGTAAGGCAGTGGCATTAATGCTTCACGTATTATTCCGTTAGGTGCATCAACATCCCTGAATTCACCAGGTTGTAGTGGTTGATCGTCATCACGTATTCTAAGTCCACGTGATTTAAAACCTGCAGGTAAGTTGGATAATGTTCCTGCGTCTAATAATTGACGTAAGGCAGAAGTTGCAGTTCTTGTCAAACCACCAATCATGTGTATTAAACCAAAGCCGTAGAAACCCAAACCAGGTAAAAATTTGTAATGAACAAAGTAATCATTCTTTTTTCTTAGTGGGTCATTTGCATTGTAATTTCTGTATATAGATAAAACTGCATTGGAGCTTTTATCTATTGTGACAATGTATGGTAATTTTATACCGGTAGGCTCTCCATCAACAGGATTGATATCTTCAAAACCTTCTAGGTCTAAGTCAACATGTAACTCATAAAGTTCTGCCATATCGTCCATGGCATAATTACCTGGTGATTCTCCATCAATCTGATCTTTCTTTTCTTGTAAATCAGAACCATTTGTTCCGTCATATCCAACAGAAGGTATGTCTAAATAAAAACCGGACACCTGTTTTTTACGCAGGTCATTCATTGTCATTTTTAAAACTTGTGTAATTCTTTCGCAATCATCTAAGTCTGAACAACCGTATGGCACGATAACGTCTTCTGCAGGAATAAATTTAGATGTTGCTCTGCCTAAAACTTCATCGTAGTAAACTTTTTTAAACGCACTACCTGCTAAAGGTAATTGAAACAATAATGTGTCCATCTCAGGATTGTAATCTTCCATGACATGAGTAATCTCATAGTTCATGTAATCCTTAACACGCTCTGCAGCAGATTGTATTTGAGGTGAATTTGCACCGACAACTTGTGTGCGTACAGGACCATCGGCAGGTAATAATTCTACGTAAGCCATAGCCTGAAACTGTGTCACAGCTTGTGCTAACATAGGATGATTTACAGAAGCGGCACCTCTAAATGGTCTAGTGCGTTCTTCATACTTAAAACCTAAAAGGTCTAAACCCTTTGTGTATGACTGTTCCCAATCTTCTCTTGTTGCTTTATCATTGTCTACTTTTTCATTAAGATCATTAGCAAGAGCTTGTAGATATGACTCATCTAAAAACTCTGCAAGATTAGAATTAAATGTTGCTTGTATTTGTGGCTCTTCAGGATTAATAACGGCAGAACCATCTTGTACTAATTCTACATTAGATTCTGTTTTAGGTTGATCTAATTCAACCTCTTGCCCTACCTCTTCCACATCTAAATCTTCACCACCACCTGGTCCTAGCGCTTCGTTTGTTCTATCAAGTTTTGGAAAATCCGATGTAGGATTAAACTTTTCTACCATTAATAATCTCCATAAATGTCAGTAATTGAAACTAAACCATCAGAGGCAATTTTACCACCATCTTTTTTACGATATAAGAAAAATGGTCTTTTTGCTTTCTCTGCCTCTTCAAGCACTAAGACAGGTATTTTCACTAATGACGGATTATATTCTTCTAAAATTATTGTTGCATTTTCTGCTCTATCTGCATCACCCAATGGTGTAAGTTGTAATTCAACATCCCTTTCTTTTCTTGATGCGAAGAACTCCATTGTTTGACCTGGTGCTATCTCTCTTCTTACAACAACATCGTTTGGACCATAATCCTCAACGATCCGCAATATTTCATCATTTAGAAATTCGTCAACTCCCTCTCTGTTTGTTGGCGCAATATCTCTTAATAATTCAAACTGACCATCCACATTTTTACCTGTCATTTTCAGTCCTTTTTTAGCTTTGGACGGATCTACAATCGCTCCCTCTATAACCTCACCGCCGTACTTCTTGGCAATATTGTTCATTTGTTGAACAGACACTTTGCTATACAAGTCATTAAACTTCTTACCAGCAGGTCCTGTTGGATCTTTACCCCAACGTTTGTTGACTAACTCTCCTGTGAATATACCAACTCTATTAATACCTCTAGACTGTGCATCTTTAATTGTAGCTTTTATGATTAAGTCTACATAGTCAGCAGTCTTTGTGAAAGGTACTGGTGGAAATAATTGTATATTATCTGTTCTTTCATAACTAAAATTTTCAATAGGTCTTTGAGAAAGACTTCTTAATTCATCTGCCTGATCTGCACTAGGAACCTTTATGTTCTTAAGGTTTTGATCTATTTCTAATGATCTATTAAGATCTAACAATTGATCTCTCAACTGTAATTGCCTTTGATTAATTTCAAAAATGTTTTCATCAATAAATGGTTGGTTAGCTGCCTTTTTTTGTGCGAGTAATTCATTCACATTATCTTGTAATTTTAATATTTCATCCGTGTACCCTGGTATTAAACTTGCACCTGCTGCGTTTGGAAAAGGCTTGATGCCTTGCGTTTGTTCCAACAACGCTCTTTGTTCAGGTGAAACTTGTTGTGCTAGTGCATCAATTGTTTGTTGCGCTTGTCGTACTTGGTCAGGTGTAGAAGCAGGATTGTTTAGCACATCTCTTGCTTTTTGATCTGTGAGTTTTAGTCTATCTAATAACGTTTTTATTCTTAGTTGTTCTACACGAACAGTATTTAACATGTCTGTTTGAAGTTCCTGTATGACTGCTGCTGTGCTTCCATCTGCTAATTGGTAGTC